GGCGGTATGGTTTTGAGACCAATTATGAGGAGTTTGAGGCAACTGTTTTGAAAGCTCTGTGTGGAGATGATAACACTTTTACTGTTTCCCATTGGGCCCATCCAATATATAATGCTCGTTCAATAATAGATGTTTGGAAAAAGATTGGGGTGACAGCTACCACAGATAGTTTAGAACCACGTAGAGCAGCTGATTTGGACTATTTAAGCGCTCACACAGCAATAGTGCAGGGTAGCTATTTACCAATTTATGATCGGGATAAGATGATGACTTCCCTGCTTTATTGCACACGGAAGCATAGAGGCCCTGCCCATACGATGGAGAGGCTCTTGGCACTATACGAAATAGGATGGACTGATATAGAGTTCCGGAGGTTTTGTAGGGCTATGGTCCAATGGATGTTGCAGCGCTACGACGCCATTTGTTTTGATGATCCAGAGTGGCGCATAGCTAAAGCCAATGTTAAAACGGATGAGCAAATGTTTGAGTTTTGGTCAGGTAGGGTTTTATTAACTTCCCAAAGTTGTGGGGATGTCGATTTAAAGTACATGGAGCCCCATAAAACGATGGCTACGGTCACCAAAACCACTGTCGTGCGTTCAGCTGGACAGAAAACAGCGCGGAACAGGCGAAGGAGGCAGCGTAGAAAAGCTCAAAGAGCACGCGCTACGCCACAAGCTTGTCCAACAAAGAAAGAGATTAAACAACTCAAGAAAGCAAGGAAACGGGCGGTTAAGACCGGGATGGTAACAGTAACGGGTCGAGGCGCCTATAAGTTTAAAGGGGACCCATCGTTAGGTGCTCGCATGGGAGCTTGGGCTGGGGACCGGTTTCAAAACTGGCTTGGCTTGGGTGATTATACCATACAGCATAATTCTTTACGTGATCAAGTACGATTTAATGGTACAGATCCCCCAATAATTGGAAATTTTAAGGGCGAGTATGCCCCTATCAAGCATCGGGAGTACATTGGTGATTTGTACTCTGGTGCATCAAATGGTGTGGGAGCTGGGGCTAGTGTCTTTAAGTTGCAGAGTTTTGCGATGAACCCAGGGAATAGAGTATTATTTCCCTGGTTGGGCAAAATTGCACCTAATTGGCAAGAGTGGTCACCACAAGGTATGATTGTTGAGCTTAAGACATTAGCATCAAATTATGCGCAAAATCTTTCCATGGGTGCTATGGTTATAGCAGCCCAGTACGATTCTCTAGCTCCAGCGCCAACAACAAAGTTGGAGTTAGAGCAGATGGTTTATGCAGTGTCCTCTCGTCCCTGTGATTCATGCTTCATGCCTATAGAGTGTGCACGAGGTCTTGATGTTATGACGCATTTATATGTTACAGCCAATGCTAACTATAATGGTGGTGATCAAAGGTTATACAATTTAGGAAACCTTTATTTAGCATCAGTTGGGCTGCCTGTTTTTGAGCAGCCCTTTGCAGAGGTTTGGATAACATATGATTTTGATCTTTATAAACCAATTTTAACACCAAGTCCCGCGGTTTCGATGTCAGGATGGAAATTGAATGGTGTTGTTAGTGGTTCAGCGAGCGGGGCCAACCAGGTTGCTTATACTGGTAATAGTACAGAGATAACAGCTGATTTTAGTATATCAGGAATGGCTTTTAATTACCCAAGAAGAAAGGCCCGATGGATATCAATGTATTATTGTGTTCGAGAGAGTCCAGGTGGGACATTTGTTACAAATTCCATCACTAATGATGGGAGCTTGGCTGTAGATTTTATACCAATGTTCCCTGGACTTTTTGCCACAGAATCTCATGTTACAAATATGGTTGTCGCCTCCACAATTTTGGATCAGCAAACAGCTATTTATGTTGTTTGTGTGGAGTCTAATCCATCATCGGGATTGGCACCCCGTTTGCAGTTTAATTATGATGCAACGTTAGGAGAAGCCGGGGTAGGAGCGTGGATAACATGGGAAGTTGAATCGATATCCCTGCCTGGCACAGAGGTTATAAATCTCAGCACCTTCGAGCGTAGAATTGAGCAATTAGAAGAGCTATGGAACCGAAGGCAGCTTGGAGATGAGTTGTATGATCCAGCAATGAATGCTGCCCATATTAGAGACCAGAATCGGAAACCACAAAGTTATTTCGATGAAGAGACCGTTGCTGGCATTACCGCTTTGTCTCGAGCGGGTAGAAATAGATAGATTATTAGAATAGTCAATGGTCCGGAAATGCGGCGCAAAACCGCTACCAATAGGAGGTGAAACAATTGAAAAGGCCCG